TGTGCTCTTCCGATCTAGGGGGGTCGGTGGTGTCGGCGTGCGCTCAAAAAAACGCCCCCCTTTCGAATAATTGCATCGTTTGCATAAAGTTTGAAGGTTTGAGTCTTCATCATTACCACCCAAGCGCCTAGGGACGATGTGGTCTACAGTTAATCGAGCCCGCTCATCATCACCGCACAATACGCAAACGTAACCATCGCGCTTAAGTATGCGCTCTCTGATTAATCTCCAGCGTGCTGTGCTTCCTGTGCTTTTGAGCGATGAACCTTTAATGCCAACCACGCACCTTTAAATGATGCAATGCTTTACAAGCTGAGCCTTCGTACCTGTGAGATAGGTACCGTAAATGCCATTCAATCTGTTCACGCCAGCTTAGGTCTTTGACCTTTACATTGCGCATCTGCCCCAGCCCATAATGGCTACCATTCTTAGCCTTGGGGTTCCATCTGGACTCTCTGTATATCAATTCGTTATAACACTCAAACTGAGTCCAATTAGCCAGTTTATTGTGCGCGTAAAGCTTCATTTCCATAACCTGCGGCGAAATTGCATAAGCCTTTTCAAGATTGAAAATCAAACCTAAAGCGAAGAATGTAATCGCCATCGGGCGAAACATAAAGCGCCCCCAAGAGCGCCAATTCGCCGTTGGGGTTCTTCTCAGCCCCAAGGGCGAAGTTAGCGTACCAAGCGTGTCAAGTATTTTACGCATAAAGCCTTTCGTTTAATTATAACGATTTGATAACAATTTGCTTAATGCCTAACCCTCTATCTCCTTTACCATTTTTTTGATTTCCAATTCTCCATTCCTAAACGCGGTCTTTATGGCTTCTCGCCCATCTGCGTGGAATCGAGTGCTCACGTACGGGTCAGCTTCCACATAATCCAACCAGTCGTGTAATTCACCGTTAGACATAAGCGTTTCAAGGATACGCTCTCTGGAGCTCTCTCGTACGCTTTCCACAATCTCGTGTGGCAGGTTTTCTTTTACCCAGTTTACAAATCCATTTTCTCTTGTTACGCGAGGTTTTAATTTGCTATTTACGGTTGTGATAAATGCTATTTGCTGCTCGCCTATGGTGGCTTTTACGCGGTCAGCCCCCACGCTAGCCATCTCCTTCAATACCTCAGCTCTTAACTCATCTTTTGCCTTCTTGACTTCATCGGCTAAAACGGTTAAGGCTGCTAGCTTGATGCTTAACTCTTTGATACTCATTTGCTCCCTTTTCCTGCCCAACCGTCACCCTTAAAGATTGTCGGTGTGGGGCTATATATTTTTCTCATTGGTGAGCCACAGTGGCAGCTCATTGTTATGTTGGCGGCGTGGATAGTTAGTTCAATTTCAAACTGCTCTTCGCATCGGTCGCACCAATAATCGTATCGAGGCATTTTTCACATACTCTCTGATTTATTGTCCATTTCCCGCATTGACTGCATCGGAAAATGAACTCGTCGTAATAGCTCAATCAAATCCTCCAGTCTGAGCATTGCAACCCAGTTATCAATATTTGCTTCTCCCTGCCCGTTCAGCCTTAACACCCCAAACCCTAGCTTGTCGCTCTTTCGCTCATCGAGTTGTTTCATTAACGCAGCTGGCTGAAAGCCAGTGCGAGCTTTGACTTCAATATCAAATGGCACGCCAGTGATGTCGCTACCTGCTCGCCCAGCACCAGTCGATTCGGCATAAGCCCAACCGTTGTCCCGTAGGTACTGAGCGAGGAGGCGCTGCGTCGCATACCCTCGATGTTTGCGATGCTGGCTCAATTAGACCTGCATTTGCACGTGTTACAAATCCACGTCTCATTGGGCTCGTTATGGTTTACAGGTGCAGGTTCGTTGCAGGTATCGCACACCTGTTTTCCATTGATAATCATTTCGGCAAATACCACTTTCCAGCGCTATCGAGCTTGTACCACTTGTTGCAAGATTTCTCCTTGCTTGGACAAACAAATCCTCGGTAGTCGCCGCGGTCATTCTTGCCTTCTTTGTAAATCATTACACCGTGCGAACAAATCGGAACGTCATCAACCACCTCAGCTCCTAATTGTTCAGCCACTGCGCTTACGTCCCAAACAATCGGTTCTGGGTCATTGGGGCGTTGCTCTTTAACAAACTCAGCCAACTCTGGCTTCGTTGTTTGTATTGGCTTCTTAGGTGTGCCATTGGGTTTTGCTGCATACCCAGCCATCTGTAATGCGCGTCCAAGACTTCCTGTTTCCGCCATCTCAATTGCGTATGACTTGCTCTTTAACTCGCTGCTCAATCCAGTGGCAAATGGCTCCGTATCATTCCACGTCCGCCAAAGTTCTGTTTTAACAATGAAGACTTCTGATTCACGCGATAAAGATTCTGCTAATACGTGAGATTTGTGCCTATAGTCGGGATATTCAGCTTTGAACTTATTAAATCTATCCCAAACTCCTTCGTAATTTTCAAGCCAATTCGACATTTAACTTTTCCTGTTCTGCGTAATGTTTAATTGCGAAATCGAGCTGTTCCTTTAAGCTCCAAAATGTGCCATCTGCCCAGTTCTGAACTTCGTTCGCGCAGGGCTGGCAATAGAAGCGGCGTTTGCCGCGTCGTGTGGGTGATTCTGAAATGATTATCCATTCAGCGGGGCGTTGTGCATTGATGTGCCACGAGCCATCTTTCATCTTGCCCCATCTACCCTTGCAATAATCGCAATACTGCGACCTATTCGTGTTCCGTATCAACGACAAAGTTGCCCCAATCTGTATTTCGGAGTTGAGCCAAGATAGCGGTGTATGCAATGGCATCGATATACGAATCCTCGCTTGCTGGACTTTCCATAAGTCGGCTCCATTTTGCAGCGATAAAGACAACTGCCACGTCAGCTGGGTCTCGCAACTGAACACCGAGTCGCTTCGAGATTTCGTAAATGCGTAGAAAATTGTCCCGCGGGTCGCCCCACTGATACCCCCGCTCTTGGTAGGTGTCAATAGCGTCCGCGAGCCACTCACTTGGAGACTTGTCGGCTAGATTGTCCAACGCTGAGCCCCCTAACATAACCTTTGGAATACCAGTCATTTTTGCCCCACTTGTAACCGAGCTTGATTCCCAAGCCACAAGCAAGAGCCAGTAAAACGCAGACTGCTACAAATTGGTCTGGGCTAAATTGACTATTTAACAAAACCAGCCACCCCCAATTTATCTAGCCAGTAGGTGCTAATTTCATTTGCAGATAAACGCCCGCGGGCGGAAGTTCTGCCCAATCTTTCGAGTGCGTAGCGTCGGATTATGGAACCTTTTACGTAATTCGTTCCGTCCGTCCACGCACCCGATTGAGTGTCGTATTTAATTTCAGTCATTATTAACGCTCCCAACCTTTCGAAATCATATATTTTTCAAGGATTTCTAGCTGTTTTTCTGTATCTTCGACCTGGAGTTGCACGTCGTATTTTGTTAAATATAAAAATTCGATATGTCTTATCAATTGTTTTCTACGATTAACCAAATGCTCTAATTCGTTAGATAATTTTGTTGACATTTTGTTGCTCCCTATCCCGAGACGTTTGCTCGATGATGGGTTAAATGTATTTACTAAATAGATTTATTGCAAATGGATTTATCGGCGTGTCTAAAAGTTGATGTGGCGAGCTTGATTGATGTGCAGGAAGCCAACTTCTTTGTCTACAAAGTGATTACGCTGGAAATCCGTTGTTGCTGGCATAGCCTTTATTTGCCATTGTGGGGCTGCTAAAGCGGTCAAATTCCATTCGTAGACCCCTGTAGGTGTCGAGCAGATGTAAAACGCTGTAAGCCCGTTTAAAGCCGCTTTGTGGGTCAAATAGAGCCACTTGGGCTTTTCGATAACTAACTCATCGTAGTGAGTGCGGCGGCATTTGAGCTCCAGAATGAGCTGGAAAGAGCGAGAGTAGCCGTCCGAGCGGTCTGACTGGCTCGTTGGGGTTAGGTCTGGAACGAGGGTCTTTATCGCCTCAAATAGTTCCGACTCTTTTGTAAAAATTAGTCTTCGTCTTCCTCGTCAAAATCGTCCAACGGGTTTCGGATAGGGTCTTTAGGGTCAACAATCCAGTCGGGATAAGAGCTTCTATCCATCGCAAAAGCAAGAGCTGTGCCTTCGTCCATTCCAGCATTGCGGCAAGCTTTATACACTTCATTGGCTGCAATAGCCCAAAAATCAAGTTTTGTTAAAGCTGGCTCTTTCGTCGTGCGGCGACGTTTTGCCACCTTCTTCGACTTTTTAGCGACGCGTTTTCTTGTTGACAATTTTTGCTCCCTTTTGTGATTTAAAGGATAAAGCCAGAGCTTTAATGATTCCTAGCATTTCGAGGTTTGTGTCTTCAAGTTTTTCAATACGGTCGGCTAGTGGGGCGGTTTCCTTCTTGATTATGTAAACCAATCCAGTAAGGATTGCCGCAACTACTGCGGACATAGCCGCCAAGTCGCCCCAGTTCACCGAGTTCATTAACGAACCTTGCCGTAACGTGTATAGCTTGGATTGAGCCAGTTAATTATGCTAGGCAAGACTGATGCTGCAGCTGCATTTGCAATCGCTTCGATGTCCCAACCTACCGCCAAGTATGTTGCCAGCGCTGCCGCCACGAACGTCTTTAGCCAGCTGCCCGCCATCATCTTCAATTCTTCCATTGATTCTCTCTCCTTCTAGGTCAAACCAACTGCCGTCTTTATCTCCCAAGGTTGTGAAACTTACGTGGAAATGTGAGCGGTGTGGATTCGCACCCCTGTACTTCCTTTTCTTCCAATTCAGCATCGGACTAGAAATTTTGCCGTCGTGGATTATGTAAGCGATACGTTTATCTCCACGTTTGGCGCATTTTGTAATTTTTTCTACTAAGTCAAAAACTTCTTCTGGGTGTGCATTCAAGTTGGCGTCGATATCTATTGCGCGCACAATTCCCGACTTGTCGGGGTTATGGTCGCTTTTGCGGGCTGAATGGCGGGTGTCACCTATCCAACCGTCACTGCGACGGTCACGCTCAACATACATATCGTCAATTTGCTCGCGCAATTGAACACCAGCTTTACAAAGCTTAGGCACTATTTACCTAGTTTTAAACCTTTCGGAATCGGTTTTGTATATTCCCATTTTTCGATGTAAGCGCCTAACCCATCGCTATCATCTCGCAATTTAATTTTGCCGCCTTCATCAAAATCGCTAGGCGTTAGCTCTGGATAAACCTTAACTATTTCTTCGTATAAAGACATACTACGCTCCTAAATAAGTGCAACCAAAACGCAATCCTGCACTTAATTGCGTTGTTGACCCGCTGTTATCTATATCAACATTTCCGCCAGAGGTCTGATTAACATAAATTTGAACATAATCCCCAGCGCTCAAGTTTAATGTAAAACTTGGAGTATTAATTACAGCCCCAGCAGCAAAAGCAGGTGCGCGATAAACAGTTTGCCCTTCGCTGCCATTGATATAGAATTTAATAGAGCGCGCTCCGCTGCTATTTCCGTCCCAGCGAATCATTGTTTCAAATCTATATTTGCCACCTTTGCCTGTCGGAATTGTGATGCGCG